ATCCTGAGTTCGTTATCTATGAGTATCGTACCAAGTTGCAAGCAACTAGCTTTCCTCGTCTATATGGTGAGGAACCAGGCGACGATTGGTCTAGCGATCTATGGGCACTCATCAATATTTGTGTCGAATCAGGAATGAACACAGAAGAAGTTTTCGCTGTTGCTCTGAATTCCAAGTGTAATAAGTACAAGCGTGATGGACGCCCTGTCTCTCATTTGTGGAAGGATGTTCTTAAAGCAGATGTTCAACAGAAGCAACTGCTAACCGTCTTTGAGAAGACAGCACCGTTACAAATGCCGCAACTGCTGACCGCTAAAGAATCTAACAAGGTTGGTAACTCCATCATTCACGACTATCTAACATGGGCTAGCCAAGCTACTGACGCAGTTGAAGAGTACCATGAGATTAGTTGTGCGATGTTGTTATCTGCATTAATGGCCTCTGGACTTCACGTTAAGGTTGAGTGGGGTAAAATCATTCCTAACTTGTGGGGATTGATACTTGGTGACACGACGCTAACTCGTAAGACAACAGCAATGGATATGGCTATGGATTTCTTGATCGAAATTGATCCTGAGATTATTGTAGCATCTGATGGTTCACCTGAAGGTATCTTAACAGCAGTATCTCGTAGACCGAAGATGACTTCAGTGTTCTATCGTGATGAGGTAGCAGGTTTGTTTGAAATGATGCACAAACGAGATTATCTTGCAGGTATACATGAGACGTTCACGAAGATGTACGATGTACCTAAACATTGGCCTAAGCAGTTGAAGCGTGAGACTATCATCCTTCAGGAGCCAGTGTTTATTTTCTTCGGCGGTGGTATTCTTGAGAAGTCATACAGTATGATATCTGAACAGTTTGTTACATCAGGATTCATTCCCCGTTTCCTTGTTGTAACAGGATATGCTGACTTAGATAAAGTAAGACCAACCGGCCCACCACGAAATCAGAACGTAGACAAACGTAATGAATTGAAGGCATTGTTTAATCACCTGCACAACACCTATTCGGAAGGCATTGTAGAGGTAGAACTTGAAGTTGGAACGATGGAGATTGAGCGTGAAATTGAAGCACAGCTAACTAATGATGCATGGGCGAAGTTTGTTGAGGTTGAGCAGAAACTAATTCATACAGCTTATGACTCTCCTGATAGACACCTAGCAGCACCAACGTTTCAACGTATGGCATTCTCCATGTTGAAGCTAGCTACCTTGTTTGCGGCAGCACGACAAGAACCTACGGACGACGGTAAAATCACTGTTGAGCTAACTGATATCATCGAGGCTACCTTCTTTATTCAGAAGTGGGGTAAGCATATGGTTGACCTACTTAAGCACGCTGGTAGATCAACTGATGAAGTTAGACTGAACGCCGTGTATCGAACAGTCGAACGTATCCCAGGTATCTTGCGTGGTGAGATAATGGCAAGGCATCATCTATCCGCACCTGTAATGGATATCATACAACGTACACTTGAAGACCGTATGATGGTCCGATCTGAGAAGAAGGGAAGGGGGTACAAGTATTGGCCAATCGGGAGGTAGACCAGTTCTTGAAAGATCAAACAGTAGATACAATGCCGGAAGAAGATGTAGGTCATATCTGTATTTACAGAACTGACATACAGGATAGGAACTTCAAAATTTGTATCACCTGTGACCGAGTAGTGTATCGAACGAATGAGGAGATTATGAAAGACCACGGTATTATTCTGGAACGGAAGATTAGGGGTATTGCATAATGGGCGATCAATACGCAGATCAGGATTCAGCGTTACAGAAGGATATGGATGCTGAAGTCGAAGAACATCTAATGGCTGAAGAAGCTGCTATGACTGACGAGAAGCCTGAAGATAAATACAAGAAGAGTGACTTCGATGTTGAGGGTTGGGATGCAAAGATTAAAGAGGAAGAAGGTAAGTGGCATATTCTAGGTGTTACCCTAAATCAAATGACTTTCACTGGTACTGAACTGTTCTATATGCAATGCAAACTTCAGGCTCTTATCAACTGTGGATTTGACGGAGATTTCTCGGAAGAGAATATGAATCTAAATTTGAAGTTGTGCGTTATGACATCAATGGAAGCTATCAGAGAAAGTCTTGAACCACAACTTGCTCAGATGAAGATTGCAGCACTAAAGGCCGGAAATCTTAAAGCACCGAATTGGGCAAAAGATCATGGTCGTGGAAATGGAAGCTGAACTTGACTTCTGTTACTACTGTCCGATACATGGTGAACATCCGAATCAAGTATGCATTCCATGTTATGACGTTCAAGCAGTACGAGTTGAACGTGAGTCAGCCGAATTACGTTATGCTAATACAACATCAGCACTTAGAGCTAAGGTAGTAGCTATGTCAAATGGGCATCCTAAATGATTATTGGATTTACAGGAGTAAAGCAAAGCGGCAAGGATACCTGTGGTGCCTTTCTAGTAGAGACGTATGAGTTCCAACGACGTGCATTCGCTGATATACTGAAAGAAGCTGTCTGTAATCTTTTCGATATAGACTTGATAGTTTACGATAAATTAAAAGGAAACGATAACGTAGCCGAAACTGTAGGTCATGTTATTCTAGAAGTATCAGGAACGACACAATACGATTATTCGTGGCGTGAGTTTATACAACGATTCGGTACTGAAATGGGACGCAATACTTTCGGTAAAAACTTTTGGGTAGATCAATGGGAAGATGGTCTATATCGAGATTCAATCGTTGAAGATGACATCGTAGTTACTGATGTTCGCTTTCAGAACGAAGCTGCAAAGATTCAAGACTTAGGTGGTACAATAGTTAGGGTAACTAGACCTGGTTATGAATCAGATGGTCATGTATCAGAAGAACCATTACCAAATATTCTTATCGACGCTGACATTAACAACAATGGTACTATCGAAGATTTGCAAATTGACGTAATGGAACTCTATCAGGGGTTGATTCGTGGACTTTAACGAGTATCAAGGCGCAGCGCAAAAGACGGCAGTTTATCCATCTGAGGAAGGTGTGGAATATACTGCACTAGGTCTTGCTAGTGAAGCAGGTGAAGTTGCTGGTGTAGTAAAGAAATTTATTCGTGGAGATCAACCTAGTGATACAACTGTTGAGCTTCTATTCAAAGAGTTAGGTGATGTACTATGGTATGTATCACAAATTGCCTCAGAATGGGAACTTGATCTAGATGAAATTGCAATTGCTAACATCGAAAAATTACGTTCTCGTAAGAAGCGTGGCGTCCTCAAAGGATCAGGAGATAACCGATGAAAGTTGAAATCTTCAAGTCGGATGCAGTTTTCTTTAGAACTGTCAGTAGATATAAATGGTTTGTTAGGCTTCGTGCTGGTAACAATCAGATTATGACAACTAGTAAAGGTTACACCCGTAGGTGGAATGCCGAACGAGCAGCCAAGCGTATGTTCCCCGATGTACCTATTGAGTTTGTGGACTGATGTTTGAGAACATTGCTCTGTCAGCTATTCTAATCATTGTCAGTGTGCTGCTAGTTTCTGAATTGTACGTGTTTTGGGATAATCGTAGTCTTTGGGGTAATCTACTTGTTACTCTTGCAGTAGGATTTACTGTCGTTTGGTTTCTGATTGGACTAACAGGAGCTTGGTAACATGGGTAAATTGCTTTGCAGATTAAGATTCCATAAGTGGCAGCGTGGAGTAACAGGTTATGTTGCAAGATGTGCTCGCTGTGGTAAGACTAGAAGTGTTGATCCTTGTTATTGGGAGTATGATCCATACTAATGCCCTTGCGAAAGCACCCATTAGCGGAATGTGAGAAGTGTCCTCTTCAACGGAAGAAGCATGCGCCCACGCTAAAACCGCCACAGGCTACAGCCGCCATAGTTTCACGATCACCTGCACGTTATGATGTTATGGCGAAGCAGCCATTTGCCAATCCTAAAGGTAGTCGTGCCATTATCGACAGTCTTCTAAAGAGTAATGGATTGACTCGTAAGGATGTGATGCTTACCAATGTTGTCCTATGTGAACCTGATGGTAACAAAGTACCGCCGGCTGCGATTAAAGCGTGCGCTCCAAGGTTACATAAAGAGCTATCCGGTATTAGTCTTGTCATCGCCGCCGGATCGGAAGCAGTTAATCTCATATGTGGACGAGGATCAATTGATCGTTACCGAGGTTATCGTATCGAACAAAACGGCAGAACAGTTGTTGCTACCAATAATCCTGCACTCGCCGTCAGGGATGATAGTGTTTTCCCCAACTTAAAGAAAGACTTTAAGAGAGCGTTTAATCCTAATCCACCTGCTCCGTTTCCTTCTATTGAAGTTGTCGAAAGTAGGAAGGATGCAATCGAACTCATTGCCGAACTACGAAGTAATAAGACAGGAGAGATTGCGGCAGATATTGAATCTCGGGGAGGACTCACCCACCGAGCGACTCTTATTTCGATTCAATTCAGTTATGATGGAACTCACGCCTATGTTCTCGGAGAGCGTGAAGGATTGTTTGAGGACGAAAATTTCATTAGAGATCATTTACGATCCTTACTTGAATCAGAACATCATAGCTTTATCTGGCACAATGGAAAGTTCGATACTAAAATCCTCCGTCATACCTATGGAATCAAAGCAAGAGTCGATCACGACACGATTCTCCTATCTTATGCGTTGGATGAAAGATCGGGTGGGGATGACGCGATAGGAATTCACGGTCTTGAATATCTACTCATGGAGGAATTCGGTTGGCCCAACTACACGCCTCCCGCTGTTACTAGAGCAAAGAAAACAGGGGTAGTAGAAGATTATGATGAATTTTATACTTATGCTGGTAATGATGTGGGTGGCACTAAGTCTTTGTTTGACTTGTATTATCCTATGGCCGCTGCTGATGGAGTCCTGGGATTCTACAACGAGATTCTCATACCAGCTACTAATAATCTACTTATTCCTGCTGAGTTGCACGGTATCACTTATGACGTGGATCGTGCTGCTGATCTATACGAATTTCAGGTAAAGCCGGAACTTGTTGATCTAACCGATAAGATGAGAACATGGGTTGACAAGCCTGAACTCAATCCTAACTCTCCGAAACAAATGTCAGCTA